TCACCCCTGCCCAAGTGGGCGGTCTGGGTGGGACGTTTTGTTCTTGATATATGCTTCTGCCAGCTGACGGAATGGCTGCTCACCCCAGTCGGCAAACGCGATGTTGAGCGCCACACAGATCCATCTGACATTGCCGGGCACGTAGCCAAGCGCCGAATCGATGCGATCGAGGCTGGGGCGGAACGGCGCGCGTGCCGAGTTTCCGGAAAGGTACCCCTGGGACAGAAACCTGATCCCGGATGCCGCGCAGCAATAGCGTTGGGCGCGAAGTAGCTTGAGGCCGCTGTCTTCGGTGATCTCGAACGCCATGGATCGCTTCTCGGCTCGGGCTGCTGCGCGCTTCAATATGCGCGCGGCGAGCTTTTCCAGGGCCAGCCTGTCCAGTTCTCCGCCGTCTGGTCTATGGGACGCCGTGCGTGGGATGCGGTCTGCGGAGCCGTAGCGAATGCGCGCCCATTCGCGGACCCATTCCTGCGAGTGGGGGCGCTCCTGCATCCGGATCTTCCGTCCGCGTGTGTCGATCGTGTACCAGCGCTCATTTCCGTGCCGGTCAATATCGTGCCGCAGGCCTTTGAGTTTCCTGGGTGCTGGTTGCGTCACGCCTGCTCTCCGAATGTCTCCAGCATGGCTTTGCGTCCGCGCCATGTCAGCTTGATTCCCCAGATCAATTTGTCGTTCCATCGGGCATCGGGGGCGGCTGATTGCGTCGGGATGAACCATCCGTATTCAACCAGGCCTGCTTCACGGCACTCTGCCCAGCTGGACACAGGGGTCGGCTGGGGCGCGGCATCGGGTGAACCGCGCCCGCCATAGACGATCATTTCGCGGCGCTGCAATTCATGGTCTGTGAGCGCGGGTGTGCCGCAATAGATCCAGTCGGACCGCGGGTCCACGCCTTTCAGCTTCAGGAATTGCAGTCTTGGGTCCGGTCGCTTGGTCATGCCTGTTTTCCGAATGTCTGCTGAAGGGCGCGCTTTGAAGCGGATTTCTTGGCGGCGTCTCGCGTGTAGCGGTCCACTTCGGCGCTGGTTTCGTGATCGGTGACGGACTGGATGTCTCCGATGGAGCAGCCCGCTTCCCGCATCCGGGCGGCAACCGCCTTGCGCAGTCCGTGTGCAGAGCAATGAGGCAGGCCTGCCGCATCACACCATTCGCGGAATTTGTTGCCCAGCCCGGCAACGGAGCGCGGGGTGCCCTGCGCGGTCTGCAGATAGGTCAGCCCGCCTGTGTCGGTCGCGGCCAGCGCTTCGGCCAGCGGTGCGCAGATCCAGACTTCCTGAGGTGCTTCACCGTGCCCGCGATTCTTGTTGCGAGGCACGCGCATGAATCCTTCTTTCGTGCGGTGCTGTGGACCCAGGCGGGGGATGTCCTGCCGGCGCAGGCCCAAATAGAGCGTCAGCGCATAGGCGGTGCGGGCGGGCGTGCCCAGCGGCCAGCGCGCCTCATAGGCGAGGCATTCTTCCACCGTCCAGGTGTGATGCCCGCCCCTGCGCATCTTCAGTTTCTTCACGTCGCGGGTCGGGTTGTGATCGCAGAGTTCGTTTTCCATGCCCCATTTGAACATGGCGGACATGATCTTGATCCGGTTGTTCGCGGCGGCAGGCGTGGCGGCGCGCTGGTCCCGGCCTGCGCGGATGTCGGCGGCGGTGATGCCGGAGACGCGGCGGTCTCCGGATGTCTTCACCATATCGTCCAGGATGGCGCCGCGCGTCTTTTTCGTGGTGGGGCTGAGGCGGTCCCAATCCGGGCTCTTGCGCCATTCGCGGATAAGGTGGGCGAGTGTGCCTTCTGCGGGCGACATGCTGGGGATATGGTCACCGCGGCGGGCGGCTTCCCATGCCGACACCCACGCATCGCTGCCGGGCTCGCCCTGCAGCCGCACTTTCCGCCCCTGCGGATCGATGGCGTACCATCGCACGTTTCCGTGGCGGTCGGTGTCGCATCGCGTCCCCTTGAACCGCCTTCTGTATTCCGCCACGCTTACCCTCATCAGATGGCCCGGATCTGGCGGCGCATACTGACGGGCTCACCCCGCCGTGGCAAGTTATCCACAAAGGCGTCAAGGTCGCGGATGTCCCATAGGACCAGCCCGTCCACGTCACGCGGCTGCGGAATCCGGCCCTCCCTGACCAGTTCCTGGAACTTGGTCGGACCCATGCCGAGATAGGCGGCGGCATCGGGGGCCTTCATCAGGCGCGGCGGGAGGGCTGGGCGGGTCATGGCAATTGCGAGGCTGCAGGGGGTGGCGGGGCCGCACGTATCCGCCGGTGGCTACTGGACGGATGGGTCGGGTAGGTGTGCGGCCCCGTGCCGGGGGCGGGATTGCTCCGGCTTGTCTTCATGGTTCGTTTTGCTCGTGGATGGGCATATCCGGGGGGCTCGCGCTCAAAACCCCATAGGTGATGAATACGGCGCCTATGATCATCATGATCAGTCCCGTGATAACCTGAAGGATGCGCGCCACCCGATCGGGCTGCGCCCCTGTGCCGGGCCGCAGCATGCCGAGCCATCCGGTGCCGAACAGGGCGAGGCCGATCAAGGTGATAAGCAGTTCAGCCACGCGCAGGGCCCTCCGTCAGGGCTGCGCCGCTAAGGCGCTGGACCGCATAGATGCAGGAATCCCGGTTCAGGACGGCCTGCGCATCGAAGCTGCCATCGGCATGCATCATGCCAAGCGTTCGCCCGAAAAACTCCTCCAGCAGGGGGATTAGGGCGGCGGGTACACGGATGTATTCCGCGACGGTCGCATTGGTCGGCAAGCCGTTTGCCTCCATCCGCATCATCGCTGCCTGCCGTAGCAGCCCAGCGGACCGCTCCAGCGCATCCGCAGCAAGCCCAATGGCGTTGCCGCTCATGTAGTCGTTTGCCATTTCATAGGCTGTTTGTGCGGCTTCCAGCTTCGCCTTGAACTTGTGCGATGCGCTCATGCGGCGTCCCCTTTCAGCTGGGCGTCTACCAGTGCGGCCATGTCTTCCTCTTTGAGGAAGCGGGCTTCCGGCGGGGTCCATGCCGTGTTGCGGTTCGCGGCGAGCCATGCGGCGAGGTCTGCCCGGTTCTTCGGTTTCTTGTTGTCTTCGGACACGCGCAAATTCGCTCCGCAGGGGCCGGTGATGGCTTCCAGCTGGGCGGTGGTGTAGCGGCTGAACCAGTCTTCATCCGCGATGGCGTCCATGTCCTGCAGGGCCGTGTCGAAGGCGTCATCTTCGCTGCGGTTTGACTTGGCCCAATAGGCGATGGCGCGGGCTTCTGCCGTGCTGCCTGGGCCTGCCGCGTGGCGGTTGACCAGGTCCATGGTCTGGCTCGCAATCACTGTGGCGAAGCGGGCGGCAAGGTCTGCGGGCTCCAGCTCCATCAGGCCGGACACGGCCTTTTCCCGGTCGGCAATTTCATTGCCTTCGAAGCCGTCGACATCTGCGAACAGGTCGGAGGCAAGGCCGGGCAGGCCGCGCTCTACATCCTTCTGATCTGCAATCAGGTGCTGGCGGTGAAGGTTGAGCAGGGATTCGCTGTAGTCCCCATTCCGGCCGTGATCGCGCAGCGTGTTGACGATGACCAGCGCCATGGCCGCTTCCGGACTGGCGGAAATCAGCTTGCGGACGGTTTGCGTGCGGGCAACAGAACCGGCAATCCAGTTCTTCCGCGCATAAGGCTGAACCTCTGGGGCGTCCGATGCCTTCGCGGCGGACTTGGCCTTTTTAACAGCATCGGCAGGCGCGCCTTCCGGAGCGACAAGCGCCAGAGCGACTTCGCCGGTATAGGTGGCAATCGCATATTCGATGTAACTGCCGTCCGGGACGCCTTGCGCCTGCGCCGCAGTGGGGCGGTCGCTGATCAGGCGGGGGCCGCGCTGGATACGCTCATACCAGCCTGCGGCTTTTTGCGGCGGCGTCTTCAGGCCCAGCGTCTCCGTCAGCTTCCTGGCGTGATCTTCGAGCCGTTCGCCCTGCAGCTTCAGGAAGGCGGCTTCATCATCGATCAAGGGGGCGTCGGTCTCCGGATCATAGGAAACCTCGCCGCCTGCGGCCCGGTATTCCTCCACATCGAACAGGGCGTGTTCCATGCTGAGCGAACTGTCCCGCAGCCATTCGGCCAGCTCTGCCGGGTTCCGGATCGGGTCATACTCCATCGCTGAGAGGATCGCGGCCTGCGTCTTTGCGGGTTGGCGGGCAATGGCAATGGCCAGTTTCCGCGTGCCGATCCGGCCATCGCTCCACGCGGCCTTGACTTCCGGTGTCAGGCTTCGCGCGACCTGCAGGTAAAGCTGGACATTGCGGCGGGTCTCGCCGGTGCGCTCCGAAATCAACAGGGTGGCGCTGCCGGCATCACCGGTCTCAGCTTCGCGCAGCGCGGCGAGCCTCGCATAGGCTTCGGCCTGTTCAAGCGGGTGAACCTCTTCCCGCTTTTCGTTTTCCATGATGGCCAGTTCCAGATGCTCGGCATCGTCAACCTCCATCACGCGCACCTGCACCGGCGCGTCCTTTGGCCAGCGTCCATCTGCCGCCAGCTTTGACATCGCCCGGAAGCGGCGTTCTCCGAAGATTACATGATAGCGCGGCGCCTTTTCGGACGCCTTCCGGACGCTGATGTTCTGAAGCTGTCCCTTGGCGGCGATTGACTCCGCCAGCTCGGCAATGCCTTCCTCACTGAAGGATTTGCGTGGGTTGAGCGGGGAGGGGGCAATGTCGCTGAGGGGCAGCATGGTGATCAGGTTTTGCTCGCGGCTGTTGCCAGCTGACGCTGGCGCCGCTGTGCCTGCGCCTTGCTTGTGATTGTCCTGCGCCTTCGCCTTGGCGGCGGGACGCTTCGTGGCCGGTTTCTTCGGCGCGGCGGACTTTGCAGCGGGTTTGGCTGCGGCGGGTTTCTTTTGTGCTGCAGTGGCCATTATGCGTGCGCCTCCGTGCCTGCCGGAATGGCTTTTGCGGGGATCGGTGGATCTTGAAGGTTTCTTGGCAGGTTGCAGTCTTCCGGCTGGCTGGCGCGCCGCCGCGGACCGGTGAGGCGGGTGCCGACTTTGACCAGATCTTCCATCTGGCGGAAAAGATCGCCTGCGATCAGGAAGCGGGAATCCGCGATGTCTTCCTGTGTCGCGGCATCGTCGAAGAAGTCCAGGACGGACACGCGCAAGGCATCGGCTGCCTGCTTCAGCATGCCGGCACTGATCCGGTTTGACCCGGTTTCATATTTCTGGAGCTGCTGATGGCTGATGCCGAGGGTTTCGCCCAGCTCGGCCAGCGTAAGGTTCCGGTCCAGCCGGAAGCGGCGCAGGTTTTCCCCTACCTGCAGGTCAATCGCGTTTGGGGCGCGGGAGGTCTTTGAATTGCTCGGGGCGTTTTTGATCTGCTCGCGGCTGTTGCCAGCTGCCGCTGGCGCCGCTGTGCCTGCGCCTTGCTTGGGGTGCCCCTGTGCCTGCGCTGCGCTTGTGGTCTGCTTTGCCATTGTTCTCATCCCTTCCTGAATGCCCCTCCCACCTGTCTGAAGACGCGTGAGGCCGCTTCCGGGAAGGGGGTCTGAGTGGCGGCCTCACGCGAACCGGGTTCGCCGGTCGGTGGGAAAAGTGCATGAAATGTAGTTTTGTGGCAAGACAAAAAATACACCAAATGTACTATCGTACTAATTGAACGCGCTAAAGCTGCACCAAATGATTCGTTTCCGCGTGCGGAAGGCCAGGCAATGTCCGGCTAAGCCAGCACCGCGGATGCAGGAATGTCGGGTTGGTTTTTCGGGGAAGACTTATGAGGCCACTATTCGGCGGTGCAGATGTGCATGAAGTCGGCTTCACCGAGGATGCGGAGCGGCAGGCCCGCCTTTATCAGGTCTTCCGCCTTGCGGTGCTTGCTGCTCTTCTTGTGGCCTGCGAGCCTGTCAATATCCTGATCACCCACAATCAGAAGGGTTGTTTTCTTGGTGACGTTCGGTTCCACAGCGGCGCCGGCGGCATGCGCCATATCGGCCGCGTCACGGCGAGCAACCTGTAGCGCGCCTGTAAACACGACACGTTCACCAACTAGAGGGCCATCCCCATCGCCTTCGCGCCGAAGATTGGCGCCTGCGCCTGGCGGGTTCTTGCGGGTGGAAAGTGTAAGCCACTCTTCCGGACTGTGCCCGGAATCCTCGATAGCGCGGAGCAGGACTATCCCGGCTGTCCGGGCATCCTCTACGGCGTCGTGATGGCGGAAATCAATGTCAAAGTGGTTCGCCAGACTGGCAAGGCCGAAACCGGTCTTCGAGAATTGCGGCCAAGCCCTGCGTGCAACGCGTGCCGTGTCCAGCCACCTGCAGGACAGGAGCGGGAGGCCGGACAGAGTGCAGGATTGCGATATGGCGGTCCGGTCAAAATGGGTGTGGCAGGCGACGATCTGGTCCTGAGTTTGCGAGGTAAGCCACCCATGAAGCGCGGCAAAAGAAGGTGCGCCAAGGACGCGATCTTCGTCAATGCCATGAATGGCCATATTGTAAGGGTCAAAATAATCCTGCGGATCCACGTAGCGGGATTCCGCACTGGTCTCACGGCCATTCTCGAAAGTGACCATCCCGATCTGGCAGATGCTGGACATGCGCGGATTGGCGATTTCGACGTCGATCGAAACGAATTTCAAGATTGCCCCCTTAACGCCCGGATACGTTACAGATTATTCTGCCGCCACGTCCGGCGGGCTTTCCTGAAGGACTTCCATCTGGCCAAGGAAGAGCTTGCGGTGGACGGGGTTGGCCCTGATGAAGGCAATGAGGTCGCGTTCCTCATCCGTCAGACCATCGCCGCCATCAATAAACTCGGATGGCGGCACCTTCAGGATCTCTGACAGCCTCAGGAGTTGCTTGACGCTGACATCCACCAGGCCGCGCTCCCACCGCCCGATGCTGGGAGGTGAGATGCCCATCGCTTCGGCCAGTTCTTCCTGGGTCAGGCCCGCGCGCAAGCGCGCCTCGCGAATTCGGAGGCGGTCGTGTGCATCATCCTTTGAGTAGGGTCCGCGAGCCATAACGCATTTTGCCATTCTGGCCGGACCGGCGACAGAAAGCTGAATGCACGTTTCGCGCATGATGTATTGCGGGAACTGGCGAATCACCGGTACCAAATAAACATCTAATGTACTTTTGGGAACGGTATTCGCCTATGACGCGTTTAGAAGCCTTCAGGCAGGCCAAAAATTGGACATATGAACAGCTGGGCGAGCGTCTGGGCCGCACCGGTGTGCAGTGCCAGCGGTACTGCAAAGCCGTGAGCCAGCCGCGCCCGCCAGTGGCCGAACAGATCCGGGCATTGAGCCATGGCGTGATCCATCTGGGCAATTATGCCGAACCGGTCAGTGACGATCAGGCGTCTGCCATGATGGCGGAGATTGAGCGGCTGGCGGCAGCGGCATCACAAGCGACCGCGCCGGGCAAATCCAAAAAGGCGGCGTCCGCATGAGCGCGTTGCTGGTGATCGGGGCCGCGCTGGCGGCGGGCGGGGGCGGGTTTGCCGCGGGCTGGATTGTGGCCCGCGGCAGGCAGGCGCCTAGTGGGGACGTGTGCGTGAACGGCCGCTGGCTGGTGTGGCAGCCTCCGCCCGCAAGGCCGCAACAGCGGACTCCATCAGGGAATATGCCAGCTGGCGGGCCTGTTCCGGGAGCAGGCGAAACTGAGCGGGCGGCGTTGGTGCGTTGGTTCGAAGCTGCGATGGCCCTTCACCCGCCCCAGGAAGGCTGGGAGCTGTTTCCAGTGTCCCGTCCAGCCGTAGCAGGAGGGTTCCGCCTGCTGTGGCGCGGCAGACGTGATCGCGGAGGTCGAACATGATCGGCATCCTGTTCTCGTCAACCCGCCATCCGTCAATCAATTCCGTTTCCGGCCCGTGGGAGTGTTTCTTACGCAATGGGAAATTCCTTGTTGAAAGTGCTGTACCCTTCCCAAAGGCAGCCTTTCATGAGTCGGAAACGGGCGCACGCCCCATGGACTGGATCCCCATGGGGCGTGCTTTCGGGGGTGCGGCCTGATGTTGTGGCTGGGCATCTTCGGCATCCTCTATCTCGCCTATTGCGCGATCGGGGGCATTGTCAGCATCAGCGCGTGGGAGCGGCGGACGTTTGAAGATCCAAGCATCGATCCTCAGGATGCGGTGAGCGCGGCCCTGATGGAAGGCGCCTTCTGGCCCGCTGAGGCGTGGCGGACTTACCGGGGCAGGGAGGCGGGCGATGTCTGATCCGGCGGACCGCTACTGTTCCGACTGCGCGTGGCCGTATGAGTGCGCTGCCGAACGGTCCTGCCATCGCCGGGACATGGGCGAGGTGCGGGGGGAGGATCTGGCGCGATCATCTGACTGCTCGCCGCTGTCATCCGGGGCGCGCTGCGCTCGCCCGGATGCGGCTGCGCCTGCGCGGTCGCTTGTGGAGGGCGACAAGCATGCGCGGTACAGACAGCAGATGCGCGGCCGTGCGGCGGGGTCGGGGTTATGACCGCGCCGCATGATCCGGCCCCGGAAGATGCCGAATTGCATGAGACGCCGGAAGAGGCCGTCTTTGCGTTGATCGAAGCGGATGCCTTCCTGCAGCAGCGCCGCCAGATCTGGGAACCGGCCTGCGGTCCAGGCCAGCTTGTCGACGCGCTGCAGAAGGCGGGGCATACCGTCTGGGCGTCGGATGTCTACAAGTATGAGGGGCGCTGGGCGGCGCATCCGGACACGACACGGCACTGGAAAAAGGACTTCCTTGATCCGAACACGCATCGCCTGAAGTGCGGTGCCGAAGCCATCGTCATGAATCCGCCTTTCAGTCAGGCCGATGCCTTCATCACCTGCGCCCTGGGGCTGGTGCCGCGCGTCTATGCGCTGTTGCCGCTTGGCTGGATGCAGGGCGGGGCCGGGACAGGCCTGCGCGATCATCTTCTGGACGGGCCGGAATACTGGCGCCGCTGCTACCCCTTCCGGGAACGCCTGCCCATGATGCATCGGGACGGCTGGTCCGGCCGGGTCGCGCGGTCAAAGCACAAACATGCATGGTTCGTGTTCGGAAAGCCCAAAGGGCGCGACGAACAGGCTGCCCAGCGTATCGGCACCCCAATCACAACCCGCATCAGTATCGAAGCGATCGGAAAGGAAGGCTGAGCCATGGCGGACGGACGCACCTATCACGCGCTGGAATTTGAGCCCGGCAGATCGGACCCTGACAAGAAATGGGCCTTGTCGGTGAAGCAGCCGCTGGCTGGACTTGTCGCAATGGGGACAACGCCCCTGATCACGAAATCCCTTCCGCCGCCGGCGGAGCTGGTCGGCAAGCGGATCGCCCTTCACGCGGGTGCGGGGCATGTGCCGTACAAGGAATTCAGCGAAGACGCTGCCGAGTGGGCCCACAAGAAATGGGGCGCCAGCCTTTCGGAGCTTCGCCAAATGCTGCCGCATGGCGGTGTGATCGCGACGGTGAAGCTGGAAGCGGCCTACAAAATCGGGCGGGCCATGCATCGCAAGATCTATGCGGCGCCGCCGAACCGGTATGGTTCCAGCTACAAGGGGCCGTGGCATCCCTATGACGGGGCCTATTTCTTCGAACAGGGGACGGGTTTTGCCGGGCGTTGGGCGTGGGCGCTGACGGAACCGAAGCTGTGCCCGGATTTCGTGCCGCTTCGCGGACATGGCGGGATCTTTGACCTGGTGGGCGCCATGGACCTTGAAGCGCAGCGGGTGGCGGATGAAGCCGCGCACGGCCACAAGCAAGGCGCAGGCGCAGCCGCGCCGGGGCAGGGCCCCGGCAATAGCGGCGAGCAATCCAAAAACGAGGATGCAGCGTGAGCGCGATTCCGGGGCTTCAGCGCATGTCGGCGCGGCGTCTGGAGCGGACGCTGAAGGTGGGTGATCTGATCGCCTCTGCAGGCAAGCGTCCGAACATGGCGGCGATCGCGCGGGATCTGGGCGTGGGCGAGGTCACTGTCCGTGACGATCGCGACACTTATGATGCCTATGGGCCGGAACCGATCCGGGCACGGCTTGCGGAGTTGCAGGGGCGGAAGCCGGCAGACGCGCAAAGCAAGGCAGCCAAGACCTGCCAGTATTGGGAAGTGCGGGCCGGGAAGGCCGTCCAGTGCGGCGGGCGCGGCTACCCCTATTGTCCGCGTCACCGGGCGCAGACGATGCCTGCGGGCGGCAACAAATGCGGCGCCGGGACCGGATCGTCCCTGATCACTGGATTCCGGAAAATGAGGAAGTGACATGAGCGGACAGAAGTCCGGGGTGAGCTTCCGGGAAGAAATCGACGCGGTAAAGGCGCAGCTGGTCATTGGCGAGGTGGCGCAGGCGCTGAACCTGACGGGCTGCAGCCGCGACGGGTGGGAATGCCCGGCCTGTGGGGCACTCGGTACACTGAAGGAACGGACGGACCATCAGGGTGCCCGCTGCAGCAGCGCCGGGTGCGGCGCGGGCTTCGATGCGCCGGGGCTGGTCATGACGGCGCGCGGCACGTCTGCGCGCGGGGCCGTGGTGTTCCTGGAGCGGGTGATCGCGGAACGGGACGCGGCGGCAGCGGCCAAGGATGCGCCGTCGCTGTTTGGTGAGTGAGTGAAACCGGCTGCCCAGCCGGGTGGCCATAGCAAGGGAGGCAGGGATGCCTGACAACAAAGCAAGCCGGACGCTGACGATCGGTGACCGTGACTTCGCGCTGGATGGTGACAAGGTCGCGGATCTGTTTGAGCGGCGGATTGTCTATGAGTGCGGCGGTGAGCATGACCTGCACCTGGACCCGTCCATTCTGTTCTTCGATCCGGAAATTGCGGCGCTGCTGGATGCGCATCAGGGGGCGAAGTGATGACCGGGCGCAAGAAGCAAGACGGCGATGGCCTCATCGCGACGATCGATCAGCAGGTGCTGACCAAGGCGCTGGCGGCTGTCTCTGGGGCCCTGCCGCGCCGAAGCCAGATTCCCATTCTGGACACGGTACTGATCGAAGCGGGCGCGGCCAGCCTGACGCTGACCACAACCAATCTGGACCAGGAGGCATCCATCCAGGTGGGTGCCGTGATCGATCAGCCGGGAAGCCTCTGCATCGATGCCAAGCCTGCCACGGCGATCATGGGCCGGATGAAAGGCGACCTGACGCTGACGCAGGACGCCACAAATCTGAATGTGATTGCGGGCCGGGCACGAGCAAGCCACCCGACGCTGCCGCCGGAGGACTTCCAGAAGTTCAGCGAAGTGATTGGTGCCGAATTCGAGATTGCGCCGGGGGCGCTGGCATCCGGCATCGGCAGCGTGATCCATGCGGTATCGTCGGAAGAGACGCGCCCCTATTTGGGCGGCATCTTTGTGGAGCGGGACGCGGAAAAGGGACGGCTGGTCTTTACGGCCACGGACGGCATCCGGCTGGCCACCCTGCCGGTGACCTGCAATGTGGAGGACAGCTTCCGCGCGCCGATCATTCCGCGCAGGGCTCTGAGCGACATCCTGAAGCTGTGCGAGCGGGCGAGCGAGCCTGTCACGGTGACCATCGGTGAGGATGTGGTGGAAGTGACCAGGCAGGGGGAGTGCTACCGGACCAAGCTGATAGACGGCACCTACCCGGACTGGAAGCGGGTTGTGCCGAAGATTGATGGCGCCACCCGCATTTGCCTTCCGCGCAAGGAATTGATGGAGGCGCTGGCGGTCGCCATGTCCGCCAGCAATGAAAAGTCCCATGCGATCCGCCTGACCTGCGAGGAAGGGAAAATGACGCTGACGGCCCGCGCCACGGAAGGCGCATGGGCTGAGGGCGTGGTGGAGTATACGGACATTCCGCCCGCACCGGAATTCGGCCTGAACGGCAAGAACATGATGCAGGCGCTTCAGGCGCTCGCCACGGATGAGGTGACGCTGGCCGTTGTGGATGCGGCCACGCCCGTCCGGATCGATGCCGAGGGCGACCTTGTGCAAGTTATCGTACCACTGAGGGTTTGAGCCATGAGCGATGTCACCGAATTAAATGAAGCGCTGAAGCGGATGGAAGAGATCCATCATGAGGTCCAGGAGGCCATCGAAGACATCGATGCGGACGCGGCGGTGGAACTGGTGGGCCTGATGAGCGAGGCGGATGAGCTGCTGGACAGTATCAAGTCCGGCATGTCCGCGATGGAAAGCTCCGTGGAAGAGGCGTGGATGCAGCGCGAAGCTTCGCCGCTGGAGGCTGCCCGCACGCTCATGGACTATGTTCATGAAGCTTCGCCATCGCAGGCCGATCAGGTGATGGATGCGATCCGGAACCGGTCCGACGCGGATCTCTGCCTGCATTTGCGGGGGTTCTGATGGCTGGAGGCAAGCTGGGCTGCACCGTGGTCGTATCGCTGACGCTGACGATCGAACACCCCTCATCATGGGGAGAGGGGGCGACGATCGCGAGCGTTCACAAGAGCGCCAAGTCTGAAGTTCTGAGCCTTCTGCGATCGGAGCTGGGCAAGACCAATCTCAAGTGCGCCATCAAAGACGATCCACGCGTCACTATTGTGTCGAGAGAGGGCGGCGATGACTGAGGCGCATGACTGGCGGACCGTCGACAACATTCCCCGTGACGGTACAGAGATCGATGTGGTGGTGCAGGTGTCCTATTGGAGCCGGGGCAAGGGATGGTCCTATCGCCAGTATCGCCAGCCGGGCATCCGGTGGGAAGCGTGGGTCAATCGCCCGCATGGCGGATGGGCGGGGCTGAATGCGCCGCAGGAGCATCGCACCTGCACGGACGATCTGGGCAACCGCGATCCGGAGGCTGTCGCGGAGCACATTACGGAGCTGAAGATCACGCATTGGCGGCCAGCGCCGGCGCTGCCGGCCGTGGTGCCGCAGGAGGCGGTCCATGATTGATGTGCCGCTGATTCGCCGCCAAATGATGGTGCTTGGCGTCGATGGTGCTGATGTGCCAGCGATAGTGCAGGCCAGTATGTCGACTAGACTTCCGAATGCGGACGTCTTCGTAATGTTTCTGACCCTGCTGAAGCATGGTGTTCCGCCGATCGATGTGTTGGTTGCGGCTTCACTGGTGCGGATTGGCGCGTGGCCGCCATTCTTTCTGGACACCCCTTGGGTTTTTGATGCGTCGGACAGCCTGCAGTTTGCGGCCATGCGCTTTGTGGTGGCCGTCCAGCAATTCGGCCGGACCCTTGCGCGGGCGATTCGTGGGGAGGCAGGTGGCGATGCTTAGCGCGCTCGGGACCGCTTTTGGCTGGGTGTTCGGTGCCCTGTTCGGTTTCATCTTCGGCATCTTTGCTGCCGTGGTGGCCGGCTTCACCCTCATCTGCGTGGCCTTCGGCATTTTCATCCTTTTCATGATCGTGCTGGAGCGGCTGACATGATTTCCGTGTTCCAGGCGTATCTTCGAAAGCGGCTGCGGCGCTGGCTGGGCGTGGACGGAATCGAACAGCGATCCGCTGCGGCCAATCATCTGGCGAACACGGCGATCCAGCGTCTGGGGGCGCTGCAGGACGGGGCCGCGGATGTTTCCTTCCGGGGCAATACGCAGATCATCGTGATCACCCGCCTGCGCGGCGGCATGGTTCAGATCTATGACCTGAACACGGGAACCCCGGATGAGATCCACCAGCGCGCCGGGGCCATTCTCGGCCCGGCATGGCCGCGCTCCGTGATCGATGCCCCGCCGGGGTTCGTGCGCTTCGCGCGAGCGAGGGGCTAATGACCGTTAGCGCAGATACGATGGAAGCCCTTCAGGCGGTCTCTGCAGCGTGGCGGCGTTGTCAGGACCTCTGCGAGCATCGGAACAAGACGCGCGATGCAGAGGGGCAGGGGCCGATCTGTGAGCATGAGGACAATCACTCCGGCATGGAATGGTGCAGCCCGGAAAGCTGCCCCCTGCTGGCGATCTAAGGAGGAAGTGATGGCAAGGAACATCCACTATCACAGCGACAAGGCTGCGAGCCTTCAGACCGTCACCGGCTGGGTTTCCAGCGATGGCCGGTTCTACGGCGCCGATGAGCATCTGGCACGCTGGGCGGGCTGTACCCACAAGACCTGTGCGTGCGGAAAGATCACAAGCAAGCACTATACGATCTGCGATGCCTGCCGGGAGGAAAAGCGGGCGGAGCGCTACCGTTCCATGCCGGAAGGCGATCCGTGTGGGGACATGGTCTATTCAGACGCGTGCCAGCGCTACTTCAATGACATGAGTGATGCGGCTGATTACGCTGCTGAAGCGGGCGTCCCTATTTCTGGCCTCGATCTGGTCTGCTGCGAGCCTGCGCACATGAGGGGCATCGACTGGGACTACTGGGCGGATGGCCTGCCGGAGGACCAGATGCTGTCCGACTGCGCGCCAAAGGCAATCATCGACAAGCTGGAAGAATTGAACGCCATGATTCGCGCGTCCAAGATCGTCCTTTCATGGTGGCCGGGCAAGGAACGTGTGGCGAAGGCCATTGTCGATGGCCTGCAGCGTGAGCTGGATAGGAAAGGCCCGCGCCATGAGTAGCGTGTGGGTGAATCGCTGGTTCTGCCCGTGTGGTCAAGGCGAGGCGCATTATACGAGCTTCAACAATTCTTGGTTCTTCCAGGATGAGCTTTGCCCGTCCTGCGGCGCCGGCTTGCGACACGCGGCGAAGGGGCGGCGTGTGCGCTGGCGCGGCCCCAGCCCTGGCATCTTCCGTCCAGCGCGCAGGGGCTTCTGGGAGATCCACCGGGATGACGATCCGCTGCCGTTCGACACGAAAGGGCATGTGCGGCATGCATCGGAGGCGGCGCCATGATTGTTCCCGGCGTGATGGGCATGCGGATCATTGTGTCCGATGCGGCGACGGTGAGCCGGAAAGTGCGCCGAGTGCGCTTTCAGGATTATGTCTGGCGCGGGCGGAAGGAATGGCGGTCCTGGATCGTAACGGTGACGATCACGGAGCCTGCCGCCTTCCGCATGGGGGACCAAATGGTGGTCCACCCGGTGATCTACGAACAATTGAGGCGGGACGCGGACGCGAATGCGGATGCGGTCCCGGCAAGGAATCCGAAACCGGCGGACATCCGCCAATTAACCCCGAGAGGTGAAACATGGGACGTGAACAGATATTTGGGTGGACGGAACCTACTCAGCCGGATCACGGCTACGTGAGGACGCTGATGGCCTTCCGCCGTGAAGACGGCGACATCGATGTGGAGGTCCGGGGCCGCGCTGGCAAAACAGTCTCCGTCACGGTTCCGGCGGCTGACCTGCTGGAGCTGGGCGCGGCGGCGCTGGATTCCGACGTGTTCGGCGGTATCGAGCGCGCCAAGGCGGCCGGCATTCTGCTGGCAGAAACAGTCCGCGCCACGGGCAGGAATCAGATGTTCTATCTGACCATGATGGGCGACAGCACGCGCGTGGAAGTGTTCCCTGAGAACCCGGTGGCAATGCTTTCCGATGGGCAGTGCGAGACTGAGCTGAAGCCGCGCGATGCGGATGATGACAGTCCGTTGGAAGAGGCTGCGCCGGGCGAGGGAGTAACGGCGGTGCGTGGGCAGCTGCTCGCCTATGCAAGCCGCAAAACCAGCGACTTGCCGGAGGCGGAGGGTAGCGATCCATCTCCGGCGGCGAAGGCGGTGGCGCCTGACGCAAATGAAGCAGGCGGGCCAACCGCCAGTAAATCCTAGGAGGCAAACTATGGGTAACAACAACGAACCGCAGCTTGGCGACCGGGCGCGCGAAGTGGTCACGGAATTTGAAGGCATCGTGACGGGTGAAAGCACTTTCCTGAACGGCTGCCGGCGCGTGATGCTTTCCCCGCCTGTCGATCGTGACAAGAAGTTCGTGGAGGCTCAATGGTTCGACATTGAGACGGTGGAGATCATTGAGGCGGGTGTGGTGCCCAGCTTCGAGGCGCCCGCGCATCGGGGCGTGAAGGGTGGTTATCCGGACCCGCCCAATCGCTGATCTGAACCGCGCAGGGCGCGGCTGACCATTACTGCATTGATTTTACTGAACACGCTGGGCGTGAACGCTGGCGGCTTGCCTGTCGCCAGCGAACCCGGTTCGCCGGGATTGAGTTTGGAAGGGAGTGATTTTCATGAGTTTTGAGCTGAGCGAAATGATACTCGGCTGCGGGCTGGAGCGGGGCGGCAGGCGGGCCGTTCTGGAGGCCATGGCCCATTTTGCCGATCGTGACACCGGCATGGTGCGGGTGTCGCAGGCGCGCCTGGCGCAGCGGGCAGGCCTGACGGAACGGCAGGTGCGGCGGGTGCGGGACAGCCTGCTGTATGACGATGAATTGGAGGGCCTGCTGCGCTGTGTGCGCCATGCGTCTGGCCGGGGCAATGCAGCGGTCTACCGGCTGGACGTGACGCGGCTGGAGCCGTTGCGGTCCGCCATGGTGCTGTCCGCGCGGCGGATCTATGCCGGCGCTGCCAAGGCGCAGCTGGACAACGGGCTGGCGGGGGTGAAAGCCACGCCGGGCAATATCCGATCCGTGTTCGCGGCCCTGATCCGCCAGCTGGCCGATGAAGACCAGAATTCGACGCGGCGGGCCGTGGAAGCGCTGCGCGATGAATTCGAAAGCGCGATGGCCAGTCACCATGAATTGTCCGTCATCGGAAGGCGTCTGGAAGACGGGGCCGGCGAGCTGGACGGGGCTGTGGATGGCGCCGCGAAAGCCGGTCACAATGTCCACCTTTCCGGCGACGAAAACCCGGACATAATGTCACGAAAGGCGGACATTTTGTCCAAGCCCCATAGTATGGATATATCCCCCTCAGGGAAATCTACCCCGGCGGCTTCACCGGCAGCCTGTGGAAAAATCCTTGTCGGCAGTGCCGTGGGGTTCGATCGGTTTCTGTTCGAAGTCGAAGGCCTGCTGGCCCATGCCACGCTGAACCGCCGGGAGCGGATGGACCTGATCCACGATCTGCAGGGCCGGGTGGCACGGGTGACGCTGGACGGCATTCTGGCCATCCGGGCACGGAATGAGGCCGATGCGGAGGCGATGGCGGCTCGCTGGCTGGAGCCGCTGCTTGGCTGGGCAGGCGATGTCGGGCTGGCTGGGGTGGTGTTCGATGGGGGTGCCGAATGACCCGGAAACGCAACAGACCCACGCTGAAAGCCCCTCTTGGCCAGAAGGGCCGCAAGGCACTGGCGGACAAGGTTTCCCGGATCAATCAGGCCGGTGAGGCAGCGCGGGAAAAGCTGGCGAAGTCGACGGGGCGCGAGCCCGGCAGGAAGCCTGCTGCGAAGGCCGTGAAGATGGCGGGCAGAAGTGCGGCAGGTGTGGAGCGCGAGCTGGAGCAGGCGCTGCGCCGCCGGGACCGGCTGAACGTGATGGGGGCCTATGTCGAAGCGGACCGGGTGGATGGCACCATTGCCCAGCTCGAAAGGCGCCTGCGCCGGGCCAAGAAAGCGGATATGCTGGCAAAGGGCCGGCGGGCGCGGCTGGACCGGTTTCAGCTGATGGTGAGGCGGTCTGCCGTGCTGACGGACTGGCACTGGCTGGTGGCCGATCGATGGCTGGCAGCGGTGGATGCGGCAGCCGATGGGCTGATGCAGCGGGCCGCTGAGCCTGAGGTGGTCGCAGAAGCCCGTGAAGCCGGCGAGCGTGACCCGGTGACGGGGCAGCGGATCAAGCCGGATCTGGACGGGCCTGCGATCTTCCTGCGGGGTGACAGCGTGCTGAAGCGGTGGGTGAATGGTGTGCCGGTGTCATCCGTCGAGAGTGGCCGGCGGCGCAAGCCTGAGACGTTTGACCCGAAACCGGTGAAGCGGATGCGCGGGCAAGGCCCCGGTTCGTCGTCTGTCCAGGAGGTGGCCTTCCATCGGCAGACACGGGCAGAGGAACTGGAGCAGGCCTTCCGGAATGGCGTGGCTTATGCCGGTCATCCGGACTGGACGGTGGCGGTCGCGATTCGCGTGATTCGCGGGAATGAGCCTCAGGATGCGTCCATGCGGGCTCTGGGCGTCGGCCCCAATGCGCAGCGGTCACAGCAGCTGCATATCGCAATAGCAGCGGGGCTTTCGACGGTGGCGCAGGCGCTCGGCATGGCTGTGGAAAAATGAGGCGCGTTGACAATCGCGGTGAGAATGGTGTCCCTTCGCCACGTTGGCAGACTGCGCCCTGAGGGGCCTCACCCCCTGACAGGCTGCCAGCGTTTCCTCCCTTGACTGAGCATCCGGCCCGGCATCCTGAGCGGTCACCTTCTGGTGGTTTGCCCCGCAAAGGATGACGGGCCGGACCTTTTTGGGAGGTCCAGTTAAGTCAGCATCCGGAGCATTGAATGGCACAACAGGCGCCCAGGCTGAAGCCATCCGGACAGAAGGGCGCAGGCCAGCTGGTGGTCCAGCAGCCTGACGGGTTTGGCGACGATGGGCGCCTCAGCTCTACGGCCCGTGGCTATGGCTACCGGTGGCAGAAGGCGCGCAAGGGGTTCCTGAACAAGCATCCGCTCTGCGCCATCCATCAGCTGGAAGGCAGGCTGGTTGCGTCTGAAGTGGTGGACCACTGGTATCCGCATCGCGGTCTGAAATGGCTGTTCTGGACGCGGGCGCTGTGGGTGCCGATGACCAAGGCTTGGCACGATGAGGTGAAGCAGCGGCTGGAGGCGCGCGGCGAGGCTGCCCTCGATGAGATGGCCATGCAGTTGGGGCTCACACCCCTTTCCCTGCTGGAACCTGAGCGGGTCCAGGAGTGGCGGGCAGCGGCCCGCTGAACCGGGGGGAGGGTCCAATATCCGGCCCCTCGCCGCTAGACCGGCGGGGTAGTCAAACTTTCTCTGCGGAGGATTTTCGCGGGTTATTTTTTTTTGAGGTTGTCATGTCTGGTACGGATGAAAACGGCGCTGGCGCCTCCGTGCCAGCTGATGAGGTTCTGATCGATGCCGGGGCGCCGCCTGAGCTGAGTGAGTTCGGAAAGAGGGTCTGGGTGTCAGAAACGCCCGGCATGTTGCGCGCGGGGCGGCTGAAAGACACGGACCGCTCCGTCTGGATGCGTTACTGCCAGCTGGTTGGCGATTTCTGGGAGGCGGAACACAGCCTCACGCAGAAGGGTGGCCGCTTCTATCAGGTGCCGACAACCCACCAGCACAAGGAAGGAGTGGTCACCTACCTGGAGCGCGAGCGCCCGGAATCCAAATTCCAGCGCAGCATCCTGCCGGAAATCCGGCAGCTGGAAGATCGTCTGGCGCGCTCGCCACTGGCACGGGCCAACCTGATTTCCAAAGGCCTTGGCGGTGCCGGCGCTGGCAGCGATCTGTTCGGTGAGGGCGGATATGGTGGCGGAGACGACAACGCAGACCGCCCGGACCCTGCATCCTTCAACTGAGGCGGCGCAGGCCTTCGGATCGCTTCACGCTGAAGTCCGCCATCGGATCGGAGAGCTGGAAGCTCGCCGGGACAAGCTGGCGGCTAAGGTCAAGTCTCTCACGGCAGAAGCCGATCGGCTGAAAGAGGCGGGCGCGCAGGCTGACCAGGTGCGCCCGATGCGCCGGAAAGCGGATGGCGCTGCCAAGGCCGTCCGGCAGCTGGAGCGGGAACTGGACCGGCTGGCGAAATACCGCCGGATCTGGGGCTTCACGGACGCGCATGGCAACAGCTGGTTCTTCGATCGATACGCCGGCGAGCGGGTCATCCGGTGGATTGAAACCTTCTGCGTTCACAAAAAGGGACAATGGCGCGGGCAGCCGCTGAAACTGGCGCGCTGGCAGCGCAAGATCATCCTGCAGATCTTTGGCTGGAAGACGCCCGACGGCTTCCGCCGCTTTTCAGAAGCGTGGATCGAAATCGCGCGGAAGAATGGCAAGTCAACACTGGCCGCCGCGATCGCGCTGTATCTGATGATCGGAGATCGCGAGCCCGCCGCTGAAGTCTACTCCGTGGCAGGAAGCCGTGACCAGGCGGCGCTAGTCTACAATGACGCCTATGCGATGGTGGAGCTGAACCCGGCGCTGAATGAGCAGATCGATGCGCTGAAATACGTGATGAGCCATCCCCGCTCGGATTCGAAGTTCGTGGCCATGGGGACCAAAAACCAGCACGGCCTGAACCCGTCCGGCGCGATCGGGGATGAGGTCCACGAATGGAAAAAGCGGGACCAGTACGAGGCGATTACCACGGCTGATGGTGCCCGGAACCAGCCGCTTTTCGTGTTCATCACAACGGCGGGGTACGATCTGGAAACGCTCTGCGGCGAGCTGCACTTGCGGGCCATGCAGGTAGCGCGCGGGCTGGTCTATCAGCCGGATCTGTATGTCCGGATTTATTCGTTAGATCCGGGCGATGACTGGAAGGATGAAGCCAACTGGCCAAAGGCCAATCCCGGCCTTGCTTATGGCGCGCCGAAAATGTCTGCGCTGCAGAAGGCGTTCCGGAAGGCCTATGGCCGCCCCGCTGAGGAAAACAGCTTCAAGCGCCTGCGCCTCAATCAGTGGACGGACAGCGTGTCCGGATGGATTCGCAAGGAAACGTGGGATGCCTGCCTGCAGCCGATCGACTTCGGCCGGTTGCGCGGCGCCAAGGTCTGGGCGGGTCTCGATATGGCGCTGGAGCGCGACCTGTCTGCGCTGGTCCTGCTGTTCACGCCGGAAAATGATCTCTATCCGGGCAAGTGGATTGTGGGCAGCAAGTTCTGGTGTGCCGGGGAGTACGCCCGGAAGCGCGAGACGGGTGACAATATCTCTTATCCAAAATGGATCGGGCAGGGGCTGCTGGTGGAGACACCCGGCAACACTGTCGATTTCGACTTCATCGAAGAGGACATCATCCAGACGCTGAAGCACTTCGATGTTCAGGCGCTCGGATATGACAAGGCATTCGCGCACCAGATGATCCAGCACATCATGAAGGCTGGCATTCCCTGCGTTGAAGTCCCGCAAACAATCACCGTGCTCGCCCAGCCAACGGCTGAGTTCAGCCGCAAGGTCCACGCCCAGCAGCTGGTCCATGGGGGGCATGAAATCATGAATTGGTGCATCGCCAATACGGAGGTCAGGCATAACGTGAACGGACAATATCGGCCTCTGAAAAATGCGAAGGCTGCGCGGAATGACGGCGCGGTGGCGGCAGTCAATGCGCTTGCCCCGGTCATCCATGGCGAAGCCGTGGAAGAAAGCGTCTACAAATCGCGCGGCGCGCTGGTGATCTGATCATGGCGAAGATCGGAAATCCATTTGCGTCCCTGTTGGGTTGGTTCACGGGTGGCTGGCAGGCTTCCGCCGGCACAGATGTGAAGGCGGACGGCGCGCTGGGCACGTCCAAGGAACTGGATGAATACCTGCGCTGGGGCGGCAGTAACATCTCGTCGACGGGGCGGCCTGTTACGGCAGAGACGGCCCTGCGCCTGGCTGCTTTCCATCGCGGCGTCAATCTCCTGTCCGGTGTCCTGGCTGGCTCGCGCATCAATGTCCGCGAAGCGGGCACCATGAATGTGGTGACAGATCACCCCCTGAACCTCTTGCTGAACCGGCGCCCGAATGGCTGGCAGTCCGGCTATGACCTGAAGCGGTACCTGATGCAGTCGGTTCTGCTGCGCGGAAATGGCTATGCCTACATCGTCCGCAGCCGGTTCGCGCCCTTCAAGATCCTTCGTCTTATTCCCATGGCGCCGGACAACACGCTCTGTGAACAGCAGAATGATCTCAGCCTGAAATACACTTACACCCGCCGGGATGGCGGGAAGATGACGCTGGAGCAGGACCAGGTGCTGCACATCCGCGGAATGTCGGATGACGGCGTGGTGGGCCAGTCAATTCTTCAGCATGCGCGGGAAGTGCTAGGCATCGGTGATGCCGGGCAGGCCCATGCCGGGCGGTTCTTCCGGAACGGCAACTTTCTGGACACGGTTCTGGAGGCGGAAAATTCGCTGGGCGATGAAGGCGCCGAAAACCTCCGCAAGAGCATAGACGCCTATCGCGGGGCAGATCCGACAACCCGCACCCTTGTCCTGGAGCAGGGTGTGAAGATGAAGCAGCTGAACCTGTCGGCTCGCGATGTCGAATTCATCGAACAGCGCAAACTGTCCATCATGGAAATCGCCATGTTCCTGGGCGTGCCGCCGGCCCTGCTGGGCTTTATGGAGGGGGCGCCGGCGCTGGGTGGCGGCGGTATGGAGCAGATTTCCATCGGCTTCCGCACCTACACGCTGGGGGACTGGTTCGAAGCCTTCGAAGGCGCGATCGAACGCGACCTGCTGGGCGACGATATGTCGATTGAGGCCAAGGTGGATGACACCGGCCTGATCCGGGGCGACTTCGCCACACGCTGGACTGGCTGGACCCGCGCGCTGCAGTTCGGCGCCATGAGCCCGGATGAAGTCCGCGCCCGTGAGGGGCTTCCTCCGCGTCCGGACGGTACCGGAACAAGTTTCTATCCCCCGCCGAACATGGCCGCTGCTGCGCGACAAGGAGACTGACATGCTGCGCTTCGATACTTCCGCGAAATCCCTCATCCCCGCCGGAATGCGCGTGATGGCCAGCCAGACGCCGCTTCCCGCATTCGATGTTTCGGCGGCTGCGGACGGGCTGGGCTGGTGTCCGCGTGACGATGTCATGGCGCGCTGGCAGCCAGGCATGCGCGCGCCTTCCGCTGAAGCGGTGAACAACCGGATTGAAATTTATGAGGACATCGGCGTGGACTGGTGGACGGGCGGCGGCGTCACGTCGAAGTCCGTTGCGCGGCAGCTGGAGAAGATTTCCGGCGATGTCGAGGTGGTCATCAATTCGAAAGGCGGGGACTACTTCGAGGGCGGAGCAATCTATAACCTGCTGCGCGAACACAAGGGCCGGGTCACAGTCAAGGTGATTGCGCTGGCTGCGTCTGCAGCGTCCGTGATCGCCATGGCGGCGGATGAGCTGCTGATTGCGGATAGCGCGTCCATCATGATCCACAATGCCTGGCTGATCGCAATTGGCGATCGCAATGATTTCGACAAGGTGTCCAGCACGCTGGGGCAGTTCGATGCTGCGATGGCCCGGCTTTACGCCCGGCGTACCGGCGCAGATGAGGCGGAAGTGTCCGCCTGGATGGATGAAGAAACATGGTTCACCGGTGAGGCTGCTGTTGAGGCGGGCTTTGCCGATGGGCTTCTGGATGAGGAGCCGGTGGAATCCGGGGATGCATCCGCACACGCTGCCCAGCGCGCGAAGACACGCGCGGCGTGGGCGCTGAAAAAGCAGAATCCGGACCTTAGCCGCAAGGATTGCCTCGCGCTCCTGGCGGAATTGAAAGGCAAGCCCAGCGCTGCCCCTGCGGGTCCGTCAACCGAACCGGGCCTTGAGGTTGCGGTTCAATCACTCATCACGAAACTGAAGGGATAAACGGCATGAAACCCGTCCACCTTATCAATACCGGCGAGACGCGCGGCGTTGTCACGGTTCGTTCCGATGCCAGCGCGCTGGCGCTGGTTCAAAGCCTCAATACCGCAGTGGATGAATTCCGCGCGACAATTGAACAGCGTGTCAATGACCACGATGTGCTTCTGGAGCAAAAAGAAGAGCGTCTGAACACAGCGATTTCCGACATCCAGGCTGCCATCGATGCGCAGAATGCGGAGCTGGAGCAGCTGAAGCTTGGCGGCACCGGCGAACCGGGTTCGCTGGCCAGCGAAGAGGTCCGTGCGCACAATGCGGCCTGGGAAACCTATATGCGGACTGGTGAGGGCGAGCGGACGCTTGACCAACTCGGCATTGCTGCGGGTGGCCTGCAGGCATCTATCACGCAGAACGTCAAGGCTGCCGGCTCTGTCGGTACCGATGACAAGGGCGGTTTCCTGGCGCCGGTCGAATGGGACCGCACGATCACGGATGCCCGCGTTGACATCACCCCGATGCGGATGTTCGCAAGCCAGCAGAATGTCACCGGTCAGGGTTTCATCAAACTGTTTAACCTGCGCGGCACCGGGTCTGGCTGGGTGGGTGAAACGGACGCCCGGCCACAGACCACGACGCCGGATCTGAAGGCGTATGCTTACAGCTTCGGTGAGCTGTATGCGATGCCGAGTGCGACGCAACAGATCCTGGACGATGCCGAGATTGACTTTGCCAAATGGCTCGCCGGTGAAGTTGAGACGGAGTTTGCCGCCAAGGAAGGCGAGGCCTTCCTGTCCGGTGACGGTGTCAACAAGCCGCGCGGTATCCTGACCTATGATGCGGCCACGGAAGGTGCGCTGGCAGCCTCTGCCCAGCACCCGCTCGGCCCGATCTCTGAGGTTAATTCCGGGGCTGCTGCTGCCCTGACCACGGACGGCCTTCTGGACCTGCAGTATGACCTGCCCAGCAACCGGTCGCAGGGCGCGGAGTTCTTCATGAACCGCAAGACCATGGGCACGATCCGCAAGTTCAAGGATGCGAACGACAACTATATCTGGCAGCCATCCTATGCGTCGGGTCAGCCCTCCACGCTTCTGGGCTCGGCCTGCCGCGAACTGGACGGCATGCCGGACATCGCGGCCAACGCTATTCCGGTCATTTATGGCAATATGCCCATGTTGTACCGGATCTTCGATCGCGTTGGCGTCCGTGTTTTGCGCGATCCGTATACGGCGAAGCCTTACGTCCTGTTCTATACGACCAAGCGCGTTGGCGGTGGACTCTGGAATCCGGAATGGGGCCGGTATCACCGGGTTGCTGCCTAAGCCTGAGCGGCTGGTGGATGAATGGAGGAAGGGGCGGACCTGCGGGTCCGCCCCTTTTTTATTGAGGCCGGGTAATCGAGCAGAAGAGGAAAGCGGTTCCATGAAAATCAAGCGTCAATTTCGCGGTGTGCCAAAGGGGCAGATCTATCCGAAGACATACAATCCGGGCGACACCGTACCGCCAGAGCTGGTGGATGCCGCCAAGGCGGTGAATGCTGACCAGGAGCCGCCGGAAGTTCCGGAATCCGAACCGCCTGCGCCGCAATCTGTCAGCCAGAAAACGCCGGACGGAAAAACCAGTAAGACTGGTGGCGGCAAGTCTGCTGCCAAGGGCGCAGGCAAGGAAGGCGGCGGCGCAGCAGATGACACCGGCGGTGCCAATGCCGATGGCGGCAAAGATGGCGGCGCGGGTGACGGCACGGGTGCTGCTGCCGACGATGGCAAGGGTGCCGATGACGGCAAGGGCAAGGCTGCTGATGACGGCAAAGGCAAAGGCGCGGATGACGGCGCTGGCGCTTCCGCAGATCCGAAGCTCGCCGGGCTGGGCTGATAGATGCGTCCGGTACTTGTCACCGCTCCGACTAAGCCTGTCCTGACAATGGAAGAGGTCAAGGACAATCTGCGGATTGCCCATGATGACGATCACACATTGCTGTCCGGGCTTGTCGCTGCGGTGACAAGCTATCTGGATGGGCCATTCGGCATTCTCCGCAATTGCCTTCTGGACCAGGTCTGGGAGGTGAGTGCGAAGGCCTGGCGGGACATCCGCCTTGGCCTCGGCAACGTCCAATCCATCGATCTGGTCAAATACTGGCCGGAAGACGGCGGGGCGCAAGTCACGCTGGACCCGTCCGCCTATCGCATCGATGACGCCTCGCACGGTTCCATCCTTGTGCTGACGGGGGATGTTCCAGCGGTCGCAGCTCGCCGGGATGCCGTCACGGCGCATTTCAAAGCCGGATATGGCGACAAGCCTGAGAATGTCCCGATGGCGGTGCGGCAGGCGATGCATCTGCTGGTTGGGCACTACTACAAACACAGCGAAGCGGTGATCACCGGCACGCGGCCAACGGAGCTGCCCATGGGCGTCCAGGCCCTGATCGCACCGTATCGCTTCCTGAGGGTCTGACATGGCTGCCTCACTGAAGCCGGTTGGCTGGCAGGGCACCAGGGCGGACCTGGACAAGCGCGTCTCCATCTACAAGCCGCTTCCGCTCGCGGATGGTTTTGTCAGCGATACGGGTGAGCCGGAGTTGGTCGCGGACAAGCGCTATGCCGCGATCCTGCCGGCAGGCGGTGTGGAAGGGAGCGCCGGCGGCGGTCGCCAGCCCGGTGACCGGGTGATCATCGTTCTGCCATTCGAACAGGCGCTTGCCGAGATTTCAACCAGCTGGACCGTCCGCAATACGCGCACGGGCCGACGCTACAACGTCCTGCGCGCCGATGACACGGAACGTCATGACCGCTGGATCTATCTTTTGTGTGAATACGGAAAGGAAGGCAGCAATGTCTGAGACGGATGCAGGTGAAGAAAAGCAGATTGCCGTGGTGTTCCATGCCTTCTGGAGTGACACCACACGCCATGGCGTCATGATCGATCATCAGCCGTCGCCAGAGCCCGTGACGCTTCCACAGAAGGCTGCCGTTGCGGCTGTCGCTGCTGGCAAAGCGAAGCGCTGGAAGGAAGACCGCACCAGCGAAAGCGAAGCTGCCGAGTAATGGCACAAGTCCGCATCAAGGGCCGGCAGCGCTTCATGCGGCAGCTCCGGCGCCTCGGACCTGAAATCATAGATGAGTGCAAGCCGGTACTCGAAAAGAATGCCCGCGAATTAGAGGCGGCCATCCGGCCGGACGTTCCGCAGGCGGAAGGCGATCTGGAAGAGACGCTGGACGCCTATGAAGTCTCCGAAAGTAACGGGCAGGCCTGGCGTGTTGTCGAAGGCGCGGCGCGGGGCTCTGGCGGGAAAGGCTTCTACGGTACCTGGCAGGAATTCGGCTGGTCCGGAAATCCCGGCAGCCCGCACTTTTTCTTCCATGTCCGGCGGCTTCGCGCCCGGTTCCGTGCCCGCCTCGCAAAGGCGGTGCGCACGGCAGTAAAAAGGAACTTCCGCAATGGCCGGTGAATTCGTGGATCTGGCCGAAGCGCTGGAAAAGGGGCTTGGCGTCTGGCTGGCAGAGCATGCTGCCGTGCAGGCGTCATTCGGAACGAACTCGGTTCGCGTCATGGCGGGTGAGGATGACCGCACCGTCTTTCCTCGAATTCAGACCGGTGAAGACAATTTCTTCCCGGCGTCGACGCAGGGAAGGCCTGCGCGGATGGGCACGTCCCGCATCCACATCTGGACCCGTGAATCCGGTTTCACGCTCTGTAAGCGGATCGGTAGCGCCGTGCTGGGCGCGCTGACGGTGACGGATGCGGACGGTGTCAACAATGGGCTGGCGATCACGGGGTACCGGGTCACCAGCGGCTTCAATGTGCTGGAGCGCTACATGCGCGATCCGGCGGAAAATGTGCGCCACGGCGTGCTGGATTTCGAAATGAGATTCGAACCGGCGGCCTGACGCCCGGTCGAATGAGCCTGCCCGGAGGTCTGCCGGGATTTTCTGAAAACTTGAAGAAAGGAGCTGCCCAATGGGACAGCCAGCCGTGGACATTGGCCGCCGCGTCGCGATCCTCGTGGAGGATCAGAACACGCCCGGTACTTATGTGAAGATGGCCTTGCTGAACACAAGCAAGTCCATTTCCAAATCGATCAACGTGGCAACGGCGGCGGTGCCGGACGATGCCGATCCAACTGCGTTGACAACGGACATTTCGTATCCCACCAGCATTGCGCCGCCGCAGGTATCTGGTGAGGGTCAGTTCTCTGTCGCGTCCTTCGCTGAAGCTGATACCTGGATGGAAGAGGGTGGCAAAAAGCGAAATATGCGCATCGTGGTCTACAGCCCCGATGACGGCACTACGGTGCTTGGCTACTGGCAGGGTGCCGGCTTCCCATCGCAACTGGAAATGAGCGCCGCAGATGCTGACATGGTGACCGCTTCTGCGACGTTCACCATTACGGGTGCGTTGCCGTTCACTGCTGGGGCGCCAGCCTGATGCGCAAGGGTGAGGTTGTCCTTGAAATGGACGGCCAGACGTTCACGGGCCGGATGCCAATTCCGGCCCTTGAATTTCTGCAGACGCGCACGGGCAAGCATCCGCTGGCCGTGGTCCGCGCCTTCGAGGCTGAGGAAGAGCTGCCCAGCTGGTGCGATATTGTCCTGATCGCTGGCCTGCGAGGTGGCGGCATGGATCTGGCGCTGGCTGAGCAGCTGATCTCTGGCGAGAACGCCATATTTATTCCGTTTGCTGAGAAGCGCATGCTTGCGCTCGCGCTGCTTTTGTCCGGTCTCTACGCGCCGGCCTCCGGCGAGGGGGCCGATGACGGAAAAAAGCTGATGAGCCTGATCGGCTCATGGATTTCGCGCTCATGTGGGGCAATGCGCTCATTATGGGGTTCGGACCCCAAATCAGCGACCTGATGTTCTGGGAATACATCGCCTTCCGCGATGCCTGGAATGCGGCGAACAACCCGGATGGTCCTGCTGAGGACAAGGTTGAGGCGCCGCCGAAAGACGACTTCCTGACATGGATGAACTCCGATGGCTGAAGACAATGTCCAGGCGCTTGTCGCTGAACTGTCCCTCAATTCAAAGCGGATCGAACGGCAGCAAAACCGGCTGTTGAAAAAGTTCGATACGACTTTCAACAGTATTGAGAAGACAGGCCGAAAGCGCCTGGCCAATGTCGAGCGGCGCGCGGAAGAGATGTCCCGCAATGTGCGGCGTGCCATCGCCGCGATCGCGCTGGGGATCGCCGGGCGCGAAGTGACCAGCTACGCGGATGCGTGGACGGACCTGAACAACAAGGTGAAGGCGGCGGGCGAAGTGTCCGGCATCCAGGGCCGGGCCATGAAAGAGCTGGCAGCCGATGCCCGCGCGACCCGATCCGAAATTGAGCCTTATGTAGATCTCTATTCCCGCATCCTGCGCGCTGGCAAGGGCGTTGCGGAGAGTGAGGCGGAGGTGGCTCGCGTCACGCAGATCACGGCCAAGGCGTTTGCCGCAGGTGGCGCTTCTGCGAGCGAACAGGCCGCTGGCGTCCTGCAGCTGGGGCAGGCCCTTGGGTCCGGCTTCCTGCAGGGGGATGAATTGCGGTCCCTGCGTGAAAACGCGCCGCTTGTCGCCAAGGCCGTTGCCGACGCCATGGGCGTGTCCATCGGCGGGCTGAAGGAACTTGGCGCGCAGGGCAAGATCACGTCCGATGTGGTGTTTAAAGCCCTTCTGGATGCTGAAGATGTCATCGATCGGGCGTTTTCCGTCACCACGCCGCGCGCGTCCATGGAAGCCGTTCTGGCTTTCGATAATCTGAAGCTGAAAGTCGGTGAATACCTTGTCGAAGGCGGGCAGGTAGCGGCTGTTTCGTCTGCCGCTGCCGGGGCAATCAATTTCGTGGCTGACAATCTGGACGCCCTGTCCGATGCAATCATTGTAGGCAGTGCTGCCCTGGCTGGTTTCTTCGGCGCGCAGGGGCTGATGGCAGTCGCGTCTGGCCTCAACAGCGTGGCTGTGGGGGCAACGGCAGGGGCGAAGGCGCTTGCGCTGCTGCGGGCAGCAGGCGCGTTCCTGACGGGGCCTGTCGGCATTGCGATCGGTGCGGCAGCGGTGGCCAGCGGCATCGCCCTGATCGCGCTGGGCATGGGCGATGTGACGGAAAAGTCCAAGACCGCAGAGGAATCCATCCTCGCCGTGACGGACGCGCTGGGCAAGTATGGCGAAGTCAATGCCACGATCGGGCGCGATCTCGATACGCTGAAGGGCCTGCAGGATGACCTGACCAAGGCCATCGCCGATCAAGAGCCGGTTATCGAGGCAACCAAGCGGGCGGATATTGCCGCGCTCGAAGAAAGGATCGCGAAAAACCGTGAGCTGGCAGGCGTCTATGAGGCACTGGCGCGCGCGGAGCTGGCCAACGCAAAGGAAAAGCAAGGGGTCATCGGACGTGATGAGGCCTATGACCTGATCGGTAACGGTGCCTTCAATGTCGAAGAGGTTCCGCAGGCGGGCGCGCGCCTCCGGCTGAAAACGCAGTCTGAGCTGAATGACCTTCTGAAGGAAGAGTATGACCGCATCAGGGACATACAGGGTGCGGATGGAAAGGGAAGTGTTTCCGCCCGTGAAACCCGGGTGCTGGACTATTATTCCAAGCGGCTCGCGCAGGCCGCAAAGGTGGCGGAACTGGAAGAGCGTGTCGCGGCCCTCCAGGCGGCGGGCACAGGGAAGCCGGGGGGCACTGACACCGGCGATTCCGGCGGCACAGACGGTAAAGAGACGTCCAAGGCGGACGGCGCCGCCATCAAGGCTCTGGAAGATGCGTGGAAAAAGCTCTTCATGACAAAGCGCCAGCTGGCTGAGGATACCTATCAGGCTGAGCTGGAAAATATCGCCAAACTGGGGGTTGAGCAGTCCAAGAAGGATGCGCTGGCCCAGAAGGCGCTGGAGATCCGCGACAAGACGCTCTCGGACATCGCTTCAGAAGAGCGGGCGACGGCTTCGGAGGCGGACCAGGCGGTCATCGATGACATCGGTGATGCATGGAACAATGCCTTCCAGACAAAGCGGCAGGCTGCGGAGCAGGCCTATCAGGATGAGCTGGCGGACATCGAAAAGCTGAGCGTTGCCCAGTCCAAAAAGGATGAGCTGGCCCAGAAGGCGCTGGAGGTGCGTGACGACAAGATTGCGCAGATCGCCCGCGATGAACAGGAAGGCATCGCTGCGCTTCTGGACGCCCGTGATGAGGCTGCGGGTAATGAGATTGCGATCATCAACCGCCGGGCCAAATTGGCCAAGGAGGCGGCTGAGCGCGAAACGGAAGATGCAGAAACGCTCCGCACCAAGCTGGCATTGATCGAAGAGCAACGCCTGACGGATATTCAGGCCGTGAACGACAAGGAAGCGGCTGAGCGGCAGCGGCTGATCGATGACGTTCTGGCCGCGCGCGAGAATGCGCTTGGGGATTATGAATCCCTCGCCAATCGCGAATATGAGGCGCTGGTCGCCAAGATCGACAAAGAGATCACGGCAGAACAAGGCAAGTATGAAATCCTTGCGGCGCTGGAAGAGGCTCACCTTGAGACGGTAAAAGGCATCCGTGAGCGGATGGCAGAGGATCGTCTCAATGAGGCCCTGCAGGAAGCCGATACGGTCGGGGAAGGGTTCCGGGCCCAGTGGGCCATCATGCGCGAAGAAACAGAGAAGGCCGCTGGCGACATCGGCATCCTGTTTGCGGATACATTCGGGCCGGGCGGATCGGTCCAGGAGGCTATCGGACAGGCCGCCGGGCGGGCCATCGCATTCGGGGACGACTTTGGCGAGAGCATTGAAAATGCCGCGCGGTCGATTGCTTCCGACCTGATCGGGGCGCTGGTCCAGTACGGAGTTCAGATGGTTGCCCAAGCGGCGTTGGGTCAATCGGTGGCTGCAGCAACAACTGCCGCCACTGTCGCTGAAGCTCAGGCCGCTGCAGCGGCGTGGGCGCCTGCAGCGGCGGCGGCGTCACTTGCAACCCTTGGGGCAAACGCGGCGCCGGCGACAGGTGCGATCACCGCCGTGCTTGCTGCGGCTGTTGCGGCATTTGCTGCCGGTGCATTCAAAGATGGAGTGGTCGGCCTTAACGGGAAGGGCACGGGCAGATCTGATAGCAATCTCGCTTTTGTTTCGAATGGCGAATCCATAATCACCGCGGAAGGCACCCGCCTGAATCCGAACCTTCTGGAGCGGATCAATGCCGGTGAGGATGTGGAAGCGCAACTTGCGCGGGCGGCGCAGCCGGTCGGCATTAATCCGGCCTTTCTCACTGTCGGCGGGCGGCAGATCAGCATCGGTGGCTTCAGTCTCAACGTCCAGGGCAATGTGACGGAGGATGCCCTGCCGCAATTGCGTGCGGCGATGGATGAGATGCGGCGGAACTTCGAAGGCTCTGTCACCAAGGTGCTGCAGCGCGACAAGACAATCACCACGCCGCGTCATGAGCGCAATCGTTTCTTCAAGGATTAAACCATGTTTGAGCGCGAACTGGCGCCCAGCTATGGCATCATCGATGCCAGCTGGGAGCGCAATGAAAACCAGACTTCGCAATTCTCCAACAAGGGGGATTCCGACGTCATGGAAATCGGTGACCCGTTCTGGACAATCGATGTCAAGGTCACGATCACCAGCCGGGCGCATTTCGATGAATGGGACAGCTTCCTTGCGCGCCGGAACCTGAGCGAAAACAGCTTCCTGATGTGGCGGTCCCTGCGGGTGCGCCCGCGCGACCTGCTGATCACGTCCGATGCCGGGCTGATCCTCGCCTCTGTGGATGAGGGCAACAGCCAGATCACGCTGGCGGGCTTCGGGGCGGGCCGTCAGGCTCATTATGGCGACATGATCGGTTACCGGACGGCGGCCAATGGCTATTGGGCCGGGCAGGTGGTTGCGCCTGAAACGGCGGACGTGTCCGGCAATATCACCGTATCGGTCTGGCCGCGCCCATGGGCGCCGCATGACACGACGCCTGCCCCCACCCGGTTCAAGGCGCTGGCCGAATTCAAGCTGCTGAAGAAACCGAAGCCCAAAGAAGCGTGGAATGATTGGGAAATCCGGTTCCAGGCGCAGCAGGAACTCGCCTGATGACACAGATTGTCCGCTGGTTCCTGGACATCATTCTGGACAATGAAACCCTGCGCTGGTCCAGCCACGGGCAGCCTCTGGCGCTTGGCGGGCAGGCCTATACCGGGCTCGGCACGCGCTGGAAGACGCCTGAAAGCCTGAAACGCACGGCCAGCCTGAAATCTGAGAAGCTGGAGCTGGAATTCGACGCCGCGCGCCAGACGGTGAATGCCGATCCGATTGGGCATTTGCTGGACCAGAAGTGGCGGCGCCGCCAGATCCGCCTGCGGCGGGTGAAGTGGAATGCCGGCGAGGCGCCGGATGCCGGAACCGTGCTGTCGGATGTGCGCGGGCGTATCCGCAACCTTCCGAACGAATTGCAGGCGGGCAAACCTGCCAGCCTGACGATGGAGATCGAAAGCGGCGCGCTGGCCTATCTGGAGCGCCGAGCCGAATTCCGCACGCCTGCCAGCCAGAAACGTGTGTTCCCGGATGACAAGGGCTTTGACCTGATCGCCAAGCTGGAAGGCAAGACGATCGCGTGGAACCGAAAACACAAGAAGGCGGGCAAGGTACAGCGCAAGCTGCAGGACAAGTATGAGCCCGCGCCGCGCGAGTTGGCACTCGGCCGGTTTGCCACGTCCGGATCATTCGTGGCTGCTTTCGCCAATGGCCAGCAGGACAAGTATCTGCAGGAAATCTATGCGATTGCGGATCATCGTATCAGCCAGCTCGATAAGGTCTGGATCAATGGGTATCTGGTGCGCGATACGCCGCTGATCCACGGCGCGCGGACGCTTGTGTACCTGGAAGGCAATAGCGAACAACGCTGCTGGGTAACTTTCTATGATGGCCGTCCGGACCAGGTGGCGGACCCGTACCTTGTGGCCAATGAGCCCAGCTGGACGGCGGATCACCGGCTGCGCGGCGTCGCCTATGTCATTTTTGAACACCTCTGGGACAGCGACCTGCCTGAGGACTTCAATTACCGCGTCGGCGGATTGGGGGCGCCCTTGTATGACCGGCGGCTGGACAGCACGGCTGGCGGCGCGGGCACGCATCGCTGGGATGATCCGTCGACATGGACCTTCAGCCGGAATGCAATGGTGGCGGCGGATCATTACCGCAGTGGGATGCGGGTTGTGGCCGGGTCCGATGCCATGTGGTTTGGCGTCGGGGAGGTGGCGGATGCTGTGCCATACAGCGAATTCGCTTCGATTGCGGATCATTGCGCTGATGACGTTGACCTGAAGGCGGGCGGCACGGAAAAGCGCTATGAGGTGAACGGCATCCTTTCTTCCGATGCCAGCCATGACAAGATTCTGCAGAAATTTGCGGACCAGATGGCGGCCCAGCCGATTGACCAGGGCGGGCGTATTGCTTTCCGCCTGCCGATCGTGCGCACGCCGGTTGTGACGCTGACGGATGACGATCTGGCGCGAAACAGCAAAAGCAAGATCGATCCGGGCGGGCGGATCGATGACATGATCAACACGGTGAATGTCCAGTTCACCAATCCGGCCAATGACTACAAGAAGGATGATGCCCCTGCCGTCCAGAATGCTGCCTATGTCGATGACGATAATGGCGAGATCAGCGATTCCCTTGACCTGGACCTGGAGAACAGTTCCGAACGGGGGCAACGCATCGGCTGGCTGAAGATCGAAGACAGCCGCCGAATCCTTCAGCAGGAAGAAACCTACACAAAAGCCGGGAAGGATATTGAGCCGGGCGACTGGTTTGAGCGTCAGAGCAACTGGCGCGGCTTTCCGGAAGGCAAGATGTTCATTGCCGACGATGTCGAAAAGTTCATTGACGGCAGCGTGGAGGTCAAGGCCACGGAAGTCTATCCGGACCAGCTGGTCTGGGTCGCAGAGACAGCGGTGGATCAGCCGGATGTCCCGGCAGTGCCACCGTCCGGCCTCAGTGATATTCCCGTTCCGGTGATCACGGTGGAGCCGGTGGCGATCGTGGCCGGAGATGCAACCCTGCCTGCCGTCAGGTTGACGCATGCCGCCTGGCAGGACTTCTACGGCGACGAAATCATCTGTGAGCTGGGCTTCTCCAATGGGCAGAGCGGGGCTTCCCTCGGGATTGGCGGGCAAAGCCAGTTTGCCCGCGTGCCGGGGGACCGGGAAACCGTGGACGCCTTCCTGGGACTGCCGCCTTCGACGGCATGGGCCATCCGGTTCCGCACCCGGCAGGGGGCGCGCCATTCGGACTGGTCCGATTTCCAGGAGTTCTACTCCACATCGATCTACCGGGTGGGGGATGTCTCGACGGTGGGCGGTCGCACGGCGGAAGAGGTCATCAACGGCATCGATTCCAACGCGGCCAGCATCGCACGCGAGACGCTTCTGCGCGCGACCTGGAGCGCGGCCAATGAGGCGTTGCTGTGGATCGGCGGGGAAACAATCGGCTCTGTTGCCCAGCAGGCGCTGGAGGCGAATTCGGACAGTGCCCTCAGCCTGACCCTTCTGGGGGCGCGCAACGGCACGGACACGGCCTTCATTCTGGATTCGGCGGGCGTGGTGGTGCCTGCCAGTGGCGAGGCGGGAAGCTCTGCCGTGTCCCTGCAGGCGTTCCGGACGCAGCATGACCAGAACATTTCCGACATCACATGGCTGCTGGAAAGCGTGGACGGCGCGTCCGCGCAGGCCACGCTGGCGCTGGATGTGAACGGCTATGTCATCGGCTTCAAGATTGACAATAGCGGGACGCCGCAAACGTCCAACTTCGTGATCATTGCCGATAATTTCGCGATCGCGTCACCGGGCAGCGGCCTTGGCGGTCCGTTCTATCCGTTCTCTGTGGTGGGCGACAAAGTGTTCGCCAATGAGCTTTGGGTTCGCCGAATTCAGGCGGATTCGATCGAGACAGAAAGCCTGAAGGACAATTCGATCACGGAACGCCTGATTGTCGATGAATCGGCGGACCGGGCGCTGAACACGGCGGCGTCTTACACGCAGGTAGAAAGTGCCGTTTACGACAAGACGGCCGCAGGGTCCGCCGTGCGGTTTTCCTTCCATGTGAAGGTGGCGACAACGGCCAGCACGGATCTCTGGAATGCGTGGGTGGCGGTCAAACGCAATGGCGTGATCGTTTCCAAGGGGGAGTTTGCCAACCTCGTCGAGGGGCGGTTCACGCATTCGCTGTTCGGCGCCATCACGGTGATGGGTGTTCCGGCAGGCAATTCAACGTGGAGCCTGGATATCAAGGGGGAGCGCGGTGTGGGCGGCGGGACGGGCGTGACCGATGCACTGTGTACGGATTCACAGATTACAATTGAAGAGGTCAAGAAATGATCAAGGCGGCGCAGTTCGATGCGGCAGACCAGCCGGTCAAGATCATGAGCGGGACGGTGCGGCAGCTCAATGCCAATATCGCTCCCGGTGGAACATGGCGGGAAATCGGATGGGATGTGGATCTGCTGACGGATGTGCCTGCGCTTGCAACCCTCGCCCCGCATCCTGACCTGGTGGAGCCGTCATGACGGACTTCCCTGCGCCGATTGACGGCAGCTGGGATCTGGAAGACGGGGCAGCGGCGATCACGGCCAGCCGGGCTGGCCGGGTGGGCGGGGTGGCGCGCGTCTATGATTTCGGCGTTGATACGCTGTTCGATGGCTTCATGGTGTTCGACGTGTCCGCCATCGATACCAGCGGCGATGCCGTCTATGGCCTGAAATTCCAGCTTTGCGCGGCATCGGATTTCAGTTCCGGCGTGGTGGATGTCACGGCGCCCAGCCTCGCCATGGCCGGCACCGGCCAGCAGGGTGTCATCGTCACCAACCAGGTCATAGATACCAAATACCGGTATGGCCGCATCTGGATCGAAGCGACGGGCACCAGCCCCAGCGTGACGCTGTCTTCCTGGCTGATCCATAAGGACAGCCTTGATGATTATTCCATTGCCCAGCTGACGGGCATTCTGTCGGTGGCGGCCACGCGGTTCACCAATGCGTCTCAGGAGTTCCGCGCGTGGACGGCGGGGACGGTGACGGGCGGGCCGAACAGTGACGGGGAATATCCGCTGTCCGATGGCGTGGGCAATTCCTATCTGGTGCCGTGCCCTGCCAAGATCGCGGCCAGCGCCGGGGTCAGCTTCGCGGCGATCAATGGCCTGACGGAGCGGACCACACCCTATGCCGGTGCGGATGCCGGGCCGGACATCATGATCAGCCAGCCTGCGGCGTCGAATCTGCGCAAAGGCAAGCTGTTCCTGTTCGCCGCCCGCCGGACGCAAGATCTGGAAAACTGGAACGAAATTCTGGGAACGGAGCTTATCCCGGCCTACCGGGCTTCCAGCGGTCTGGAGGGGCGCATTGCGCTGGATGAGATCCTGCGCCGCGCCACGGGCGTGATCAACCCGTACAATTATGGCTGCAAGGGGGATGCGGTCTATCACCGGCAGGGCATCACCACGGTTGCCGGGTCTGACATCGTGGAAGCCAATGAGGCCATTTATGACCGTGCCAGCGTAGGGCAGGTCATCCAGCTGTCGAATGCGGCGGCAGGTGGCCAGCCCCTGAAAACCACGATCACGGAAGTGATCAATGACACGCATGTCCGGATGGCCGTGAATGCGGGCAATTCTCAGGCCGGGCAGGATTGCCTTTTTGGTACGGTGGACACGGCAGGGATGCAGGCCGCCCTGGACGCGGCTGCGCCGCAATCCACCTTCACCTATGGCGGCGTTGTCATCCTGCCATATGGCGGGTTCCTGTGCGGCGCGCTCACCTACCAGCCAAGGTCTGCGTTGTTCGGGACGGGCGGCATCCGGCAAAGCGCCATCTTCCGCCATGATGACGGCGCCACGCATGTTCCGATCTGGGGCTATTATGGCGACGATGACAGCGACGGGATCATCAATGAGGATGATCCGGACTATGCGAATTCCGAACCGGCGCCCCAGCTGCGGGCAGTCAACCGTCACTGCGACTTCAACGCCTTTGGTGACTTCGCCCTGATCGGGGCGCGCTACTGTCAGTCAGTCGGCTATGGCGGATTTTCCGCGAAGCTGGAGATCGGTGCGCGGGCCATGGCCCAGACGGACCCTTACCCCTTCTATTCGCGCATGCATGTGGCCGAACATGGCTGGCATGGCTGGGAGCAGGGCGGGCGGCATTCCGGGTCCATGGTGGGTGTCGAGATCATCGACAATGGCGGGGTGGGCCTCTGGCTGCAGGCCTATGATGCCAACGTCACCAATATCCTCTGTATCGGGAATACGGGCCCCGGCATGTTCGTGGAAGAGGGGCAGGGCGCCAACAACAACATTCTGAGCGCCAAGATTTCATTTAACGGAACCGGCGGGCTCACCTATGTGCTGGGCTCCATCGCCGGGACTTCGAACATGGTTGTGGCCGGTACCGGCAACAACATTACCAATGCCCGCCTGCAGGAAAGCTATGGCAACAATCTGACAGTGGCAGGCAGCCGCAACCAGTTCGGTGATATTGGTCTCGATGACACCGGGAACATTGCCTACAAGGATGGCGGGAATCCGGCGCTGATTGCGGGCCTTCCGGACATCCGCGCGGCCGTCGCGCTGGGGTTCGATGCAGACTTCAACCGGTTCAATGATGTGGGGTATGGCGGCGCGGTCCAGGCGGGGCAGAACTTCGCCACGCATGGCGTCTATCACTTCGATGCCAATGATGACGGCGGCGGGCGGTCCAATTCAGGGCGCTTCTACACGAAAGACGTGCCGTCCTATTGGTCCAGCGACACAACCAGCACGCCGGGCGCGATCGGGGCGGAAACGGCCTTCGCGCCGCATGCGTCCAATTACTACACGATCGATGATCAGAGCATTGCGAGCCTGTATCCGTAGCGGCGGCTGGCCGCATTCTTCAGCTTCAATGGAGTGACCCGCATGGATGTACCTGTCGAGCCGATTGCGCCCGGCTATGATGCCAATCTGTCCATCACCTATCCCAATGCATTCGTGGATGCGGAGCTGATGGACAGCGGCGAGCTGGTGGCGCAGTTCCGAAAAAATATCAATGATGACACCGCGATCTTCACCGCACGGACGGATGATCTGACGATCGCGCGCACAAGGGGCGCCGAAGAGACCGAAGTGGTGGTCAAACTGCCGGCGTCCGCCACGTCGCAGATGGAGCCGGACACGTCCGTTGTGTTCGATTTCATCCGGATCGATGGCGCGGAGAAGACGGTGATTCCGGGGCGCTGGCGCTGGCCGGTGCGGAAGGCGGTGACCCGCGATGTCAGCTAAAGCCTACGCCACTTCCGTTCCGACGGTTGCGCTCGCCTCAATCGATTTCCTGCCGGGTCAGCCGGTGGATGCTTCCTTCCGGCAAATACGCGTTGCCGGTCCTGCCGGGCCGAATGGTCCATCGGCCTATGACGTGGCCGTGTCGCAAGGCTTTGCCGGCACGGAAGCGGAATGGCTTGCAACCCTTGTCGGCCCACCCGGCGAAGTCACGACCATCGATGGAGGATTTTTCTGATGGCAAACGAAATCAAACTGAAGCGCCGGACAGCGGGTGCCGTGGGTGCGCCCGTCGCCCTGAAATCCGGGGAGCTGGCATGGAACCAGGTGGATGACACCATCTATGGCGGCAAGGGCGATGACGGCGGTGGCAATGCCACATCCGTTGTGCCGGTCGGCGGGGAAGGGCACTTCGCGAAGAAAGACAGCCCGGCCCTGACGGGCACGCCAACGGCGCCAACGCCGGCGGGCGGAGACAATACCACGAAACTTGCCACCACGGCCTTTGTCCAGAATGCGGTCGGCGCTGCCGGCGGCGGTGACATGCTGAAATCCGTGTACGATGGAAACGATGACGGCAAGGTGGATGCAGCGGACACTGCCGATGCGGTGCCGTGGACGGGCGTGACCGGGAAGCCTGCCGAGTTCGCCCCGGCCGACCATGATGCGGCGAAGATCACAACGGGCACGATCGATCCGGCCCGCCTGCCGGCGACGGTCTTTTCCGCGCCGGTGGTCTCCAGTGGCGCCATTGCCGATGTCACGGCCCCGCAAGAGGCAGACATCGTCGCGGGCACGGTTGTGGTGACAACGGACGGGCGGCGCTGGACCTATTCCGGCACCGGCGACAAGACGCTGGAGGCCTCCTATACCGAAATGGCGGACGTGACGCCGGAATGGTCTGTCATTGCCAACAAGCCTTCCACCTTCGCCCCGTCCGCGCATACGCACACGCTGGCGGATGTCTCCGATGCCGGCAGCATGGCCGGGCAGGATTCGGACAATGTGGCCATCACGGGCGGGGCCATCAATGGCATCACGCTGGACGGGGGCACGTTCTAGGCCATGTCTGTGACCATGCTGCAGAAGCGCGGCACGCGGGCGCAGATCGATGCGGCAGCGGCGGCGGATGAGTTGCAGGCGGGTGAGTTCTATCTGATCACGGATGAGGACAATGTCGCCATGGCTACCGGGACGGGCACCTATGAGACCTATGTTAAGGCGAAAGGCTTCAAGGCCATCGAAGTCCTGACGCAGGCGGAATATAACGCCCTCTCGCCGCCGGCTGCCGGCACTGTCTACGTAATCAGCGGGTGAGTCATGCCGATACGATTTGGCAGCGAACCGGGTTCGCTGGGCGGCGTCGATAAGGTCTATGTCGGGTCGGACCTGGTCTGGCCGGTGTCCACGCTGTGGACGCCGGAGCAGTTCGGCGCGGATCTTCTTGTCTGGCTGGATCTGCAGGATGTCGCAACGCTGACCGTCAATGGCAGCAGTCGCATGGATGGGATTGCCAATAAGGGATCGCTTGGCGGATCACTGCTGGCGCAGGCAACCAATCGGCCCATTTATGGTGCCACCTACCGGAATGGCCTGCCTGCCATCTTCAATGACAATACATGGGACAATGGCCTTGCGGCGTCAATTGGCGCAAGCCTGCCGGCGGGCGATGCGGCCAGTACTATGGTTGGTGTCGGCTGGATGACAGTCAATGACGGCGCTGCCAGCGCATTGATGAATTGGGGGGATCTCAATTCGGTTCTGTCGTATCGCTGGATCGTCGGATACTTCGGTGATCTGTATGGGGACTATGGCGGGTCGGGCCCGCAAGGTGGGAATCCGTGGGTGAATGTGGACCGGGTCGCGTCTTATGAGCACGAACCCGGCACGAACTACGCCACGGAAAGTGGCGCGGACTTCACGCCGGTTGCCGAAGACGTGCTGACCACAACAACCGCGCAACAGCTCCAGATCCTGCGCGCGCCCAATGTCGGCATGCAGGAGGCGATGATCCTGAGCCGTAAGCTGACCAGCGATGAGCGGCTGAAGCTGCATGGCTACCTGCATCACAAATGGGGGCTGACGGCAAACCTGCCGGGCGCGCATCCTTACAAATCCGCCGCGCCAACGGTCTGACGCGGACTCCCTGAACCTGAACCTTGCAAGCTCGAAAGGAGCATTCCATGGACTTCAACAAAACTGACAGCGGTGTGGCCATGCGCATGGCGCTGGTAGGCATGACGCCGCTGTTTTCGCAGCTGATCGCGAACAGCCCCAAAGTGAAGGCGATTGTGGCGAAAGCCGCCGAAGCAGAGCAGGCCCTGAACCAGGCGCATGCGGACGGCAAGGCCCTGCTACAGGAGGCGCTGGCGAAAATCGAGGCGGCTGATGCTGATGTCCTGGCGCGCTATGCCGAGTTCCGGGAAGCGATCGGTGACCTGCTGTCCGAGAATGGCCTGCAGGGCGTGGTGGATGATTTCGAGGCCAGCAGCAAGGCGCTGCAGGCACCGGACGGCACGGCACCGCAGCCTGCCCAGACGCCGGCAGGCTGACGGGCCATGTTCTGGACGCCTCACTATGTGCGCCCGGCAACGGTGGAGGTTGCGCGGGGCCTGGTCCTGCACTCATCCGAAGTCGAGGAAACCGGCACGCTCCGGCAGGGGCGTCCGGAATACCTGATCAAGCGGAAGCTCTGGTACCGGGACTTCGAAGTACCGGCAGGCTTCATTTTTGACATCCATTCGCTGCCCCGGCCCCTGAGGCTATGGCAGCCAAAGCATCCGCAATGGTGGGGGCCTGCGGCCATCCATGATTGGGCGCTGGAAAGCGGGCTGATTTCGCTGAAGGAAGCGAACCAGCTCTACAAGGCGGCGATGCAGGATCTGGGCGTCATGTGGCTTCACCGGGAGGTGGCCTTCGCGGGTGTCGAATTCGCGCGCCATACCTTCCCCGATCGCATCACCCGGATCGATCCGGACAATGCGGACCTGGTGGAGGCCGTGGCGGGCCGGGACGCTGTCTATCATGAGCGCGGACCCGGTTTGCGCCGGGCGGTGTTCATGGCCGCAAAGTTTGCCGCCACGGGCTATCTGAGAAGCAAGGGAATCCCGCTGCCATGAGCAATGTCACAGCCATCTATTCCCCCAATTTCCGCATGGCCATGGCAGAGACGCTGAGCCATGAGGGCGGCTATGCCAATCATCCGGATGATCCGGGCGGCGTGACCATGCTTGGGATCACCAAAAAGACATGGGCGCGCTGGACCGGCCGGAAAGTGCGGGATGTTCCGGATGAGGAAATGCGCACGCTGACGGTGGAGCAGGGCCTGCCGCTCTATCACGCCTGGTATTGGCAGCCCGTCCGCGCGGATGAATTGCCGGGCGGTCTGGATTTCGTCATCTTTGACATCGCCGTCAATTCAGGTCCGGGCCGTGCGGTCCGTATGCTGCAGAAGGCGATCAACCGGCTGGGGCGCATCCATATTGAGGTGGATGGCATGATCGGTCCGAAGACGCTGTCAGCGGCATCGAAAATCAACGTGTTCGATCTGATCAATGAAGTGGGCAATACCCGCCTCTGGTTCTATTTCGATCTGTCGACGTTCAAGACGTTCGGCAAGGGCTGGGTGCGCCGTCTTCTGGCGGTGACCAGCTTTGCCACGGCCATGGCGCTTGGCCGGGCGGAATTCATGATCATGGCCCGGCAGGGAGTCGCCTTGCCGGAACACAAGCAGGCCGCCTAGGCCATGCGGCGCGCTGCGCGGGCAATCCTGATCGCCGCCGCTTTCCTGTTGCTTACCCTTATTCTCGGTCTCGGCTTCGCTGATCTCATGATGGCGCAGCGTGGGAATCTCTACCCGTCAGACAATGAAAGGACTGACCAATGAAATTGTTCTCTATTGCTGCGTGCCTTGCGCTCGCTGCCTCACTTACGGGCTGTGCTGGATTCGCGCTTCCCAGCGTCATGGACAAAGATGCATCGCCGCGGACGGCGGCGGTTGTCGTGAAGAATGACATCGCGGGCGCGATCGCGGATCTGGCGGATCTCTGCGAGGGTGGCATCCTGCAGCCCGATACAAAAGCTGTGATCGCTGAACATGGCCCGGCAATCCGCAAGGGGGTTGGCGCTTATGCGGACAGTGCGGCAGCCTGTGTGGTGATCGATGGCCGCCTCCAGACGGACCCGACTGCCGGGGAGTCCTGCGCGCGCGGCGATGTCCAGGCGGTGACTTCGCAACTTCCTGATTTGTTGACGGATGCGGGGCGCGCAATTGGTCTCGATAACCCTACAGGCTACCGGGTATTCTGGGCGGGCTTTGCCGCACGCCGGATCATCGGCACGAATACGGGCGGCGTCATCGACGGTTTTTCGAAAGATCCGGACATCCCGCTGGAGGACTACCTTGCCGTCTGGAAGCCTGTCCAGGCGGATGCCGATCGCCTGATGGCCTGCGCCCGCAAGGGCTGA